CACTTTGCGGGTGATGGCCACGACCTCGCCGAAGGTGGCGAGCGAGTAGGTCTGCACGGAATCGCTCAACGGAGCGCGGTGGTATTCACCCGACTCGTTGAGCGGCTGCAGGGCCTGCAGGTCGGACATTTGAACGCGGTTGACAGGCTTGAAGTCCACCGCCGAAACCTGGCGGCAGAATTGGGTGAACGTTCGAGGCGCCGCCAGGTATCCTTCGCGCAGGGTCTTGTTGGCGACGTTGGCGAGAATCGCCGGGAAGTCGGTCGTGGTCAGCGCGCTCAGTGCGATCCGGTCGGGATTCATGCCCCGAGTCCGGACGCCCTTTACCTCCAAGCACTCGCGCGCCAACTCGCCGAGCCGCATGCCCACATACTCGCGGCCCTTGCCCTCTTCGAGCTTCACCGAAGACGGATTGTCGCGATACAGCAGGTACGCCGCCATGCTCTCGCGCATGGTGTCGGCCGCGTCACGGGTGACGGTGGCGTTGCCGGGTTGCCCCGATACCGTCGGAGGCTCGGCCTTCCCGAGGGCCGCGAGGCGCTCGAGGATGCGCACGCCAGCGTCGGCGCTGGAAGCGCCACTGTCGATCAGTTCAAAACTGAACTGCTCGCCAAGCTGGGTTTGGAACGGAAGCGTCATTTCACGGATCTTTGCGATCCGCGAGCGCTCCGCCTGGACGGCTTCGACCCGCAGTTTCTGTTCATCCACGGCCGGCAGTGCCACCGCTTGCACGACAGCCGCGGACTCTTCTGAGCGGGCACCGGCACCCGCAGTGATGGTTGCATTCTCCATCGGCTTTTGCTCCTTTGGGCTGATTGCCCGCGTCGCTGCCGCAGCGGATGCCGTGGCTTCAACGACTTCGTTCTGCGGCCTTGCGGCCGCGGCGCTCATCAGCACGGCGCCAGCGTCGGCGGGCACCATGGTGAGCGAGATTTCGTAAGGCTCCCAATCGATCGCCGTGAATTGTTTACGGTCCTGGCCCTTCGGCGTCGTCTCGTTCTTGGTCACAATCTGAGCCCCGACCGAGACGTTGCGGACGATGCCAGCTTTGATGTCAGCGCGCAGCGGGGCCAGCTCATCGCGCTGGCTGAACTGCAGGGTTGCGACCGCCTTACCCTTCTCGACCCGCGCGGTGCCGGGCTTCACGACGCCCAACTGATCGCGAATGCTGCCGAAGGTATTGTGGTTGTCGACGACCGGCGCGCCGTTGTTCAGCCGGTCCATCCGGATGGCACCGGGATCGAGGCTGAGCACCAAGTCGTAGGGCTCTCCGGTCCAGAAATCGACCCGCGGTACTATCGCACCGCTGTAGAAGACGCAGTCGACCGTGGAATCTCCGTCGTCCCAGGTGTCGGGAGCGAAGGAAGCAGAAAATGTCTCGACCTGCGTGTGGGCCGGTGGCCCCAAGGGGGCGCCAGTCAATTCGGCCGCAGTAGTGGTGTCTTCCATGAATGTGGACCCTCCTGATCGCTAAGTTGAATTCGCCGAGTCCGCAAAAGAAGAGGGGGCGGCGGGGGTGTGACGCGTTTGTGTGCCAGCTACCGCAGGACTTCGGAAATGCCCCTTACGACTTGTTGTCTTTCTCCAGTTCTGGGCTTTGTGTTTTGGTTGGCACATTGATCTGGCCGCGATCGCTGGTCCGCCGCGGGTCGCCGTCCAGGATCACGCCGCCGTCGTCGAACTTCTTGTTCCAGGCGATGAGCTCTCTCAACTGGCCGTCGGGATCCTGGCCATGACTCGCCACCATCTCCGGCCAGGTGAGCGCCCCGGTACGGAGGGATACCTTCTCGGCCATTGCATCTTTGAGCGGATCCACCGATTCAAACTTGGGCGGAGTGAATCGAACGCCATAGTTTTGCTCTGGGATCTCGCCAGCGATGAAGGCAATGTCGATGAACCTCTTCCAGACCGGTAGCAGCAGCTGCGGAACCAGGCACAGCCAGCGATAGGCCTCGATGGTGTTGCGGAACCCCAGCATGCCGCCGCGAAACGAGGAATAATTGACGGCGCTCATGTCGCCGGTCAGCAGTTCGTAAGGCAGAGTCAAGCCGGCGGCCACCGAGCCCAACTGCGTCGCCCGATAATCCCGGTAGCCCGCGCTGTTGGCCGGCGCCCCGAACTTCACGTCCTCGCCAGGCCGCAGGCGCTTGATGACGCCCGGCTCCAAGAACTCCGTCGGCAGGTTGGTGATGGGGTCCGTGCTCGTTTCCGTCAGGTTCATCATCGAGCCGTCCGGCGAGATGACAAACGCGGCGAAGCAGGCCTCGATCTTTTTTCGGACCAACTCGGCGTCCTCGTATTCGTCGAGGTCGCGGAGCTTCAGGATCACCGGCGCCAGCCACGTCACGCCTCGGACTTGACCGGGCCGGTCCTTTTTATATACGTGGAGCACCGACTCGGCGGGAATGGGCTTGGAGATAAACCCAGCCTGCCAATTCGTCAGGGTCAGGCAGCCCGGGTGATTTCCGAACATCCAATACGCGACGCGCCGCCCAATCTTGTCAAACTGGACGCCTTCGATGATCGTGCCGGTGTCGAGAGACAGAGTCTTGTTGTGATCGAGGTAGTCCGGCTCCAGCACCTGGAGCTGGAACGGAACATCGATTCCATCGCCCGGCCGCCGTGGCCGGAACCGGATGATGCACTCCCCGCTCTCTGCCACGGCCCGTGCCACCTGCCACTGGATCCCGAAGAAATCGAACTGGCCATCGGCATCGCAATCCGTGGCCCAGCGCTCGAACTTCTGATCGATCAGGACGTTGAGCTTATCGTCGCCGGTGTTGGCGCGCGGAATAATGCCCGTCCCGATCTGGGCACCGACGAGCTCCGACAGAGCCTTGGTGGCGTAGGGATTGTTGCGGGCCAGGTCGCGGGCGCGATCGCGCAACCAGACCATGGAGCCGAAGGTCTCCCGGTTGGCATCCGAATTCGACGTGATCCAGCCGCCGGTCCGGCGCCCCCGCATCGCACCGTCATAGGAGAACGCCTCGGCAACCTGGAGCGCGCGCCGATATTGCACACGCCGCAACGCCGCCGCCGGCGATACCCACCCGATTGCCCGGTCGATGAAATTCATAGGGTTAGTCGCGTGGCCAGTTGCCGCGGCCGTCCTTCGAGTACTGGCCAAGCGAGAAACTGGGCGTGGCGTTCGGCTGCAAATTCGCAATCTCTGCGTCGAGAGCCGCTCTGGCCTTCAAGAGCGCGTCCGTGGAGGCGTACTCGACATGCTGTCCGTCGACGGTCATCTTCAGCACGCCGCGACCGATCATCCATGTCAGCTGGTCGCGCTGTGCCTGCAGGTCTGCGAGTGCGATGGCCATGTCATTTACCGCCCGAACCAGTTGGGGCGGCCGCCCAGGAAGTGACCACCCGGCCCGTTGAGAAATGGATTCCGCGCGTTGGCGCCCGAGTCCCTCCGCGGCGCCGGCTGCGGCTGCTCCGCGCTTTGCTCTTGCGGTGCCTTCGGCGGCGGCGCGCTGGTGATTCGCCGGCCGTGCTTCGCGAAGCGGTCGCAGAACAGATTCAACTGCGCTCCGGAAAGCCCCAGGGACTTCAGTGCCGCATAGGCGTAAACCCGACAGTCCAGCGCTTCATTGCGGGCCCCATCCGCCTTGCGCCATTCGTGCTTCGCGAAGCCGTTGTGATATCGGATGAACTTCTTCTCCGCAGTCAACTGCTCGAAGTACTCGAGGTCCCGCCCCAGCGGGAAGTGACAGAAGCTGGCGCCGGTCTCTTTTACCTTCAAGCGATCGTGGATCGCGTCCTTCGCGGCGTTGACGCCGATCATGAAGAACGGCGTCTGGTTCTTGCGGCTGGGTTTGTGTGGCCAGATCGTCCCGTCGCCGGACCGCCCCTTGGTCGCGAAGACGCGCCGGTTGTAACGGTCGCGGGTGAAGCGCAGCACGGTGGCGTCCTTGTAGCCCGAATCGATGCACGCCGCCTGGACCCGCAGCTGCTGCCCGTTCTCATGCGTGTAAATCGACAGCAGGATTTCGTCCAGCGCCGCCCACACTTCGTTGCGCAGGATGTCGCCGGGGATGACGTGATAGGCGACCGACCACGACTCCTCATCCCTGCCCCAGCTCGCGATCTCCAGCTCGATGCGGTCGGCCTGGACGTCGACGCCGGCGGTGAGCAGACAGGCGCCCTCCGGCACCTCGGCCGCGAACGGCTCGCAGCGATTCCACAGCGCGTGCGCGTCGGCGACGACTTCGTGTTTCTCCTCCCACAGCGTGGCGAGGACCGTGTTCATGAACGCCTTGAGCGTCTCCGGC